AGATGCAGTGGACAGATGAACAGATCGGTGACATTAGGAAGCTCGCCTCTGAAGGCTATACAAGACGCGAGACAGCCGACAAACTCGGGATTAGTTATGATGCGCTTCAAGGTAAAGCAAAACGGCTTGGCATCGAGTTCCAAAAACCAGCAAAGAATGAATACGATTCAGCGAAAACAGATAGAAAGAGCCAACCCGTTGATAGAAAAGTAGCTCTTAATGCTGATGGTAGTCAAACAGTCACGGCCTTAATGAGACTCAAGCATGAGCCAAATAAAGACCCACGAACTTTGATGGAGTTGTGTGGATACGATCCTGATAAGTTCGAGATGGTCTTAGGCGACTACAAAGTGTATGAGCAGCATAGTACCGAAGACGGCACAGTTCCGCAGTACAGCATTCATATTCGCGTAAAGCCGAAACAAGGCTTATCGATAAGTGAAATGGCTGAAGCGTTCAACGACAAAATCATTCCGGTCAATTACGGCATGAAGAAATCGGGCGATCGCAACTTAGTCATCCCATTGCCTGACCTGCATTTTGGCTGGACAACATTCGCCGATCTAAAAGACATGGTGAGTCAACTTAGAGAGATCATCATGGACGGCTACAACGAGATTGTGATCGAGCAATTGGGAGATCTGTTCCATAGTGATCAGATTCATGCAACACAAACGGTTAGAGGGACACAACTAGATCACGCAAACATGCGTCAGGCATTCCATGATGCTGTGAAGTTGTTTGATCAGATTATTCCGCTGGCAATTGAATATAGCAATCGCGTCTCAATCAAGAGCGTGTTCGGTAACCATTCAGGTGATCTCGAATACGCTTTTCTTTATGCGCTAATAGATCGCTATCCACAAGTACACGTTGATCTCAATGACAGTAATTTGGCAACCGACTGGCGCTGTGCATACTTGCTAGGGCATGTTGGCATTATGCTCGCACACGGAGATGTAGCCAAGGACAAGCTGACAGGGCTTTTTCCATTTGAGTACAAAAAGATATTCAGCATGGCAAAAACATACGAACTTCACTCAGGCCACTATCATAGCGAGCGGTTTAAAGATGATCGTGGCATTATGTGGCGCCAGCTTGGGACGGCAAAGCCAAATGATCCCTATGAGATTAAGAATGGCTTCACCACGGGCAAACATCTGCTGTATGCGTTCGTTTATGACGATGAAAGGCTACGGTGCACTTATGAGCTCAGCTGAAATTTGGAAAAACATTGAAGGTTATGAAGGCCTATATCAGGTCTCTAATCTTGGACGGGTGAGGAGCCTTGACCGCGTAGACGGAAACGGGCGCGGCTGGAAGGGGATAATGCTTTCCAGCAAGCTAAGAAAAAACGGCTATCGCGAGGTTATTATATGTCGAGACGGAAAAAGGAAATACATGTTGGTTCACCGCTTGGTAGCAGAAGCATTTCTATCGAACCAAGACAATCTGCCTCAGGTAAATCACAAAGACGAGGACAAAGGCAACAACCGAGTTGAAAATCTTGAGTGGTGCGACAGTAAGTACAACAACAATTACGGAAATCACATCAAGCGCGTGGCTGAAGCAAGGGAAAAACCAATCTATGTCGTTACCAACTCGGGGCATCGCTATTACTTTAGCGGTGTAAGCAAAGCCGCGAGACTCCTTGGTCTACATTATCAAAACATAACGGCATGTCTTCACGGCAGGCAAAAAACATGCCACGGCTATACATTCGAGTTGGCGGTGTAAGTCATGTCTGGAATGAAGCGAGTCGAATACGGATATGTAAGCCACACAGAGCAAGCAATCATTGAAGAGCTAACAAGGGAAGAAACACATATGCAAGCTGTAATTTACACCAAACCGAAATGTCAGAAGTGTCGCCACACAGCGATGAAGCTAAAGCAGGCTATGCCAGTGTCAACCATTACAGCCGACGAGCGTGACATTGAACGGTTCCGGAAACAAGGATATCGATCGTTTCCCGTTGTAACCGTGTATAAGGCGAATGGCGTACATGACCGCTGGTGCGACTTGCAGGTTGACAAGATCAAACAATACACGGAGGGAAAATCATGATTGAAAAGAGCAGCAAAAATAATTCTGATAGAATCGAAGGCGTTGAGTTGCCAGATCATGCAGAATTCAGCGAATCATTCATTGCGGAGCTAGACAAAGCACTGAACGAATATCGTCAAAAACAATCCAAAAGCAAATGACTGTGACAAGCAAGTTCGGCGCGGGAGGTGGGGTGATATGTGATGAGACACAAGATGACGGCCAAACAGCAGAAGTTTGTCGACCAATACATCAAGTTCGGGAACGCAAAACAAGCTGCGTTAGAAGCCGGATATAGCCCTAAGACGGCAAAACAGATGGGAGTGGAGAACCTATCTAAACCTTACTTAAAAGCGGCTATTGACGAGCGTATGAAGGCAATGGAAGACGATACAATCGCTAAAGCTGCCGAAGTCCTGGAGTATTTCACTACTGTGCTACGTGGAACCGCACGTGAAACTGTGGCCGTTGCGACTATGGACGGTGTAGAGCAAGTGGATAACCCGCCGAGCATCAAAGACCGCATGGCTGCTGGCAAGGAGTTATTAAAGCGTTACCCCGCCGATGATCGTATGCTGGGCGCTCAGATCAAGAAACTAGAAGCCGAAGCGGACATCATGGCGGCTAAAGCCAAACGTGAGACCACTGAGGACACAAGTAACATCACAATCAACATCAAGCCAATTCAGCAAGACGGAGGCGATGACAGTGCAGATTAATATCGATCTGAATTCAATCGTCCCCAAAGCCTATGCACCACTGTACAATGACAGAACACGCTACCTGACGTACAAAGGCAGTCGTGGGTCGCGCAAGTCATTCTCTGTTGCTGAAGACGTGATCATGCAAATCATCTTGCACCCTTACGTCAATTGGATCGTGCTTCGCCAATACGCATATACGAACAAAGATTCGACATATTCAACTATCCAACAAGCGGCATTCAGGCTGGGCGTTTACGATCTATTCAAGTTCACGCTGTCACCACTAGAGATCACCTTTAAGCCAACAGGCCAGAAGGTGTTTTTTCGTGGCATGGATAAGCCCTTAGCGGTTACTTCATTGCAACCAACAACTGGCGTGCTTGCTCGTGCGTGGTGGGAAGAAGCGTATGAGCTGAAATCGCTGGACGCATTCAAGACCGTTGAAGAAACTATGCGTGGTGAGATCAGTGATCCTGATGGCTATTACCAGTCAATAATCACATTCAACCCGTGGAGCGATCAGCATTGGCTTAAGCGTGAGTTTTTTGATGAAGACACAAAGAACCCACGCTCGAAGTCGTTCACGACCACATACAAGGACAACCCGTATCTGGACGATGACTATATCGCAAGCCTAAATGACATGATCAAGCGCAATCCTAACCGTGCTCGCGTTGCCGTATATGGTGACTGGGGCATTGCAGAAGGGCTTGTGTTTGATGGACTGTTCGAGCAGCGTGACTTCAGAATGGAAGACATTGCAGCGTTGCCAAAAGCCGTTGGCCTTGACTTCGGTTTCAAGCATGACCCGACCGCAGGAGAGTTTATGGCAATTGACCAGCAGAACAGAGTCGTGTACATCTACGATGAATTTTACCAGCAAGGAATGCTAACACAGCAGATTGCTGAGGCGATTGGGCAACATAAAGGTTATGGCATGCAGATAACGGCAGATAGCGCCGAGCAAAGGCTCATATCAGAGCTGTCAGGTGTATATGGTGTGCCGAACATCATAGGTGCAGGCAAAGGCAAAGACAGCGTTTCACAGGGTATTCAATACATGCAGTCTTACCACTTTGTTGTTCATCCGCGCGTTAAAGGACTGCTTGAAGAATTTAACACGTACGTATATTCCAAAGACAAGTTTGACAACTGGACGAACACGCCAGTCGACGCGAATAACCACGCGATTGATGCATTACGGTATGCGATGGAACCGTTCATGTTCAGAACTGCCGGCCATTATATGAGCAACCAAGAACGTATTCAGACAATCAAAAACCTAGGATTGGGGTGACATGATGGATCCATTTGAAGAATCAAACCTACTGTATCAAGAAGACATTACGAACCTCACTCCGGATCGGATTATGAAGTTCATTTTCCACCACCACGAATATCAGCTTCCACGGCTGAAAAAGCTTGATCGATATTACAAGGGCCAGAACGAAGGCATTCTGCAGCCACAGTCACGGCGTATTGAAACTGGCAAGTCAGACCATCGAGCCGTTCATTCATTCGGTAAGTACATTGCTGATTTCCAGACAGCATATTCCGTTGGTAATCCGGTTAATGTGAAGCTTGACAAAGATGACAAACGGCTTGATCAAATCACACGCGTGAACGACCTAGACGCGCTCAACTATGATCTGTTCCTAGACATGACGCGCTATGGACGTGCATACGAGTACGTTTACTACGGTAGCGACTCAATCGAGCATTGCGTGCGCTTAGATCCGCTTGACACGTTCGTAATCTACTCGCTTGACGTTGATCCGCAACCAATCATGGCTGTTCGCTATCATTCAGTAGAATTGGTTGACGAGAATAACAAGACAATCATCGACATCATCCCCGAAACATGGACGGCAACAGAGCATGACGTTTATAAGCCGACCACGGTTGGCGGTGCAATGTATTTGGATCACAGCGAGATCATTCGCGTGTTTCCCGTTGTCGAGTATGACAATAACCGGTTCCGAACAGGTGACTTCGAACATGTGATCTCACTGATTGACCTGTACGATTCGGCACAGTCTGATACCGCTAACTACATGACGGACTTGAATGATGCATTGCTGGTCATCACAGGCGACATTGATGCCTTATTCAACGGTAGCACGCTTATGAGTGGTGTTGACCCTAACGACCCTGAGGCAATGAAAAAGCTAGCACAGGACAAACTAGAGCTTATCAAAGAACAAAAAGACGCCAACATGCTGCTGCTCAAGTCTCGAATGATGGCAAACGGCCAACAGACAAGCGTTGACGCAAAATACATTAATAAAGAGTATGACGTCAGTGGCACCGAAGCATACAAAAAACGCGTTGCGGAAGACATTCACAAGTTCAGCCACACACCGGACCTGACCGACAGCAACTTTGCAGCCAATGTTTCTGGCGTTGCAATGAAATACAAGCTACTTGGTACTGTCGAATTAGCAGCGATCAAGCGGAGAATGTTTGAGAAGTCATTGTATCAACGCTATTCAATCATCTACGCACTTGATCAAAGCGTGTCAGGTGGCATGAAGACGGATCCTAACACGATTCAATTCACGTTCCGAGACAACTTGCCAACAGACGACATCACGCAGATTAAAGCGCTTGTTGCTGCGGGTGCGACATTGCCGCAAGAGTATCTGTACAGATTCGCGCCGGGAATTACTAATCCGCAAGAGATTACTGACATGATTGCCAAACAACGAGCAGATAGTGACTACAGTGAGGATCTGACGAACAATGACGAAAACACCGAAGGAACGGATCAAGGCGTTCGCGGACAAGCAAGACAAGCAACACCGCCAGATAGCAAGTGATGTTGCCAAATACACAGCGGCGTTCATGGCGTTCTGGTATGCATTCAACGAGAAGTACGAAGACTACACACACGCTGATGATTCGCGGTACTACGATCCTGCGCTGAAAGAACAGCTTGATCGAGATGCACAGTCAGCAGGCGTTCAGCAGAAATCAGTTGCCAACAACGATGAACTACTGTCATATGCCGCCTATGTATACTCAACTGCCGTAGCTATTTCGGTAGTTCGGTACATAGGATCATCGCTAGGCAATTTGGTTGAAGAAACGGCTAAACTTGGATCATCAATATACGGCAAGAAAATCAAGGCAGACACTTCAATTGTTGATCAATTACTTGACGGTGCGACATGGAGCGATCGTATCTGGTCAAATCAAGACGCATTACGCAATGATCTGGCTAAGATGATGAAGAATGCGCTGCTGACGCACAGCAATCCAATCACACAAAGCCCAGCGCTTCGCAATAAGTTTGGCGTCATGAAGTATCAGTCGGACAGAATCATCAGAACAGAAAGTGATCGTGTAATGGCTCATCAAAGCATTGTTAATGCTCGTGAGGCTGGCTACAAAAAGGTTGTATGGGTTATCAACTCAGGAGCGTGTGACATATGCAAGCAAC